ACTAGCTAAACCTTTTGAATTAACACTGTTTATAAATTTAGTTAAAAAGGTAGCAAACTTATCTATTGTTCCTGATTCTGCTAATCGAGCAAAGGATTCTTTTGCTTGATCTAAGGATTTATTGAATCTTGTTTGAGCATCTTCTGTTTGCTTTTTTTTATATAATTCGTCACCTAAAACTTTAGAAATCTCTTCTTCACTTCTTCCTATATTTTTAAGATCTTCATAAATTTCTTTTAAACTCTTTTTTTCTATATCATTTATTCTTACCCCATTTGAAAGAGCTCTAGCTTGAAGAGCATTGTATTCTTCTTGTTTTTTTAATGTATCGGCTAATTCATCGGTTGTTAATCCTAAAGATTTTGCAATAGCATCTCTTTGGATTAGATTCATTCCCTGGAGTTTATTATAAGTAATTCCTTGGTTATTGATTTCTTGACCTACAGCTACTAAATCTCCATTTAAAGCAGCTTGTCTTGCTTTTTCTAGATTAATATCCATACCTGTTAAAAGCTCAGCTTCCATTTCTGCTGCTATGGAATCTTCAAAATTTAACAAGTTACGAGCAATACTTTCATTTTGTTTTAAAGTAAGACCCATTAATTTAGCTTGGGCTACACCCTTTGCTAATTCTGTAGTACTACCTTTAAATGATAATCTAAGATTACCTTGAATACCACTAGCTTCTTCTAGTATTTTATTAACATCTAGTAAAACTTTCTTTTCTAAACCAACAGCAGCTATTGTTCCAAATGTTTTCTTAGTAATATTTTCAACACTTTTACCTGTTCTAAGAGATTCTTTAGTTACTTCACCTATTGATTCTGAACTTAATCCAAAATTATCTTTTAATATTGATGTTTGAACTAAAATTTCTTGACCAGCTTTTCCTAATTCTTGAGTAAAATCAATTTGAGTTCCTAAAGCAGCATTTGCTTCTTTTTGGGCAACAACTATTTGTTTTTGAAGAATTAATATTTTACCTTGAGTATCAGCTAGTGTTGAGGCATTTTGAGAAACATCGTATGTTCTTTGTCTTAATTCCTCAGCATCTTCGGCTGTAAGACCCATGTCTCGCTGAAATTCTGCTGTTTGAACAGAAGCAGCAAACATAGATTCTACAAAGAATTGAGCTAATTTTACTATACCTCCTAATATTAAAGGAACAGGACCTAAGCTCTTAATAAGATTACCACCAATATTACCTGCTAAGTTTCCTAAAACTTTAAACTGGTTGCCTATTTTAGCTCCCATACTAATTGGGCCTTCTTGACCTTTAGTAAGATTAGCGGCAAACTGTCTTGATTTTGTTATAGCATCTGATATACCTAAACGTTCTGTAAGTTTAGAAGCTCCTACTTTTTTAAGTGCGGATTCAACTCCTTCAGCTACTTTACCTACACCACCAAAAGCATCTTCTATATTATTAGCTCTACCCTCAATTTGTCCTAAAACTTTTTCTTGATCTATTAAGGTTTGGGTTTGTTCTTCATAATAATTAAGAAGAGTTAATTGTTCTTCTGTAAGATTATCTAATTCATCATTTAAAGCATCATATATTGATACTTGATCATCAATGATAGATCGGATTTTTTCTTGAGATATTCCAGATTGAGATAATGCCTGACGGTATTCAACATTAAATTTCTTTTTAGCTTCTTCTTGTTTAACTAAAAGTTTATTTAAATCAGAAATTGATTTTGTTCCGTCTGATATGTCTGCAATTTGAGAGGCAAAATCTTTACTTAAACTAGCTAATGTTTTAAATGATTTAGCTTGTTCGGATGCTTGAACAGAGTTTTGAAATACATCTTTGGCAGATTTAGCTACCTCATTACTAAAATCACGAGCGGAAAATATTAATTCGTCAAATGTTTCTTTAGCACTTTCTAAAGTAGAATTTAGATTTTTAGCCTCATTTGTTGAATTTTTTATATCTTTAGGATCCGCCATTATTGTATTTTGTTATAAATATTAAAAGGCATCATTTTTTAGATGCCTTTGTAATGTATGTAGGTACTTGTACTTTTTTATTTTTAGATGCTTCTTCTTTTGCTGTACCTTGAGTCCAGCTATCATCCCCATTTTTGGGTTGTTGATCATCGTACCATGCTTTTAATTTATTAAAAGTAAAGTTACGTAACCAAATAGGCATATTATAAATAGTAGGGAAATCATACCCTCCTTTACCATGAAAAACAATTTCGTGGATTTGGTTAAATAAATTAACCCTATATTTAGGAATTATATCAGATGTCAGGCCAAAAAAAGGTTAACCCGATAGGTAAAGCAGCCTCCTCTCCACTTTCCGTAGTAAATGTTAAATTTACATCTGGAGAAACTTCATTAATATATTTTCTTAAATCCCTAGAGTCAGAAGCTAATAATTGGTTTTCTACAAACCCTCTAACATTTGTTTTATCTGAATCTCCATTAATTGATACTATAGTATAGATCAATTTTGTGGTAATAGATCGGGAATTATCTTTATTAATTTTTTCAAATCCTTTTATTTCTTCCTCTATTTTACTATTATCAGTTTCGTTTAAGAATTTAAATTTAATTACGTTTTCTGTTTGTGGAAGAGTAAAAGTACCATATCCTTTTTCGTCTACAATAGAACCATCAAAGTTTTTATTTTCAATTTGAGACAAATTAACATTGTATTTTTTGCCTTTATAAATAAATTCATAATCTTTACCATAACCCAAAATACGAGCCGCTACGAAAATAGCATTTTTATCTCCAGCGTGTAAGTCTTTAATATTAAATTTCCCTAAAGTTAAAGACTCCAATAATTTATCTAACACAATACCTTTTTCTATAAAGTTTTGGTTTGATAAAATGTCTTCTTCTTTTGCGGTCATGTATTTCATTTCAACCTTACCGCTTCTTAAAATGTGATCTTGAGGATAGATTAAACCTTTTGATGGTAATTCTACAACTTCTGTCGGAAACTTAAATTCGCTCATAAACTTATTTTGTTATAAATATTAGTAGAAAAAAGAAGCTCGCAAAAAATGCGAGCTCTTTTAACTTTATTTTTACTTTTAATTAGAAATTCAAGATACAGTAATCGGGTTGTACTGTCATAGTGATGTTTACTGCAGTATCAACGGTATCCCAGTTGTAATCACCGAAATTAGATTCAGTAATAAAGGCACCTTTAATAATCCATTCTGAAACAATATCACCTACAGGTCCTAATACGTCGAATGTTAAGTCTTTCTTATAGAAATCACTATAACCATCACGTCCAGTTACTGATTCGTGGTGTAAACGTACCCATTCCATTACCGCCTGAGCACCTGAAGGAGTGATAGGATCAAATAATGTAAACTGAATAGTACCCCAAGTAGTTTTACCTTTTACGTTACGTTGTACGTTTATATGATTTAAATTCACTACTCCTTGAGTCAGGTTAACGGCACCAACACCTTTGATCTCATACGCTGGTATACCGTCAATATACATAATGAATCGGTTGGCCTGTTTTGGTTCAAAGGCTGTGAAAAATATTTCGTTTGGATCTAATACTGCCATTTTATTTATTTATTTGTTTTGTTATAAATATTCCGTTTTTAAAAAATTATGCTGGGAAAGTTGCTCCTGTAGGTAAGATGTTGAAGTTCAAGTAAATGAATTCAGCAGTCTTAGTAGGTTGAATATAAATCTGACCAACTAATTGATTTCTATCGATTACATCTGGTGTGTTGTTACTTGAATCCATGATTACTTTGAAAGCATACAAACCTTGACGTTGTTGTACTGATTCTAAGTATGGGTTAACTTGGTTCAAGAAGTTAGTACGAGTTGCAATTGTGTTTTGTTCGAACACCAAGTTATTAGCAACTTGACCGATGTAAGACTTAAGAGCAATCAACAGACGACGAACGTTTACACGATCCAAAGCACTTGCTTTAGTTTGTAATGTTTTTTGTCCGTAAACTACAACTCCAGTTCCAGGGAAAGTAGCAATTGGGTTAACTTTATTTTGGTATAAAGTATCGCGGTTAGCTTGAGATAATTTCTTTTCAGCTCTTACTACACTACTTAATCCACCTCTGTTGATACCAGCTGGTGCGAACCAAGGCTCAGAAACTGAATCGTTGAAAGCATAAACACCACCAATCATAGTAGAGGCAGGAACCCAAACTAATTGAGCAGAATCTGGATCAACTGTTTGAACCCAAGGCCAGTATGAAGCAGCATATGAAGTATTTTTAGCGTTTGATGCGTTAGTTACTTCTGTAATGCTTGAACTGAAAGGTACTAAATCAGCTACGTAAATATTATCACCACGATTCATTGTGTTGTTAACAATAGTTGTAACTTGAGAAGAACCTAAAGCAGCAGCGTTAGCAAACAAACCAGGAGTCATTAATACGTTGAATCTATAATCATCAGTATTAGCTAACAAATTAATCATATTATCGTAGCTTGAGCTTAACAAACCTTGAATGTTTGTAGA